TAGGGCTACATACAGTTAATGATATAGATAATGAAACTCTATATGAGATAAAAATAATCAAATAAGGGGGAAATAATAATGTTAATAATTTTAGGAATAATAATAAGTTTTACAGTATTATTCGTTGTATCGCTTTGTAGACTACAAACTAAATGCGAGATTAGAGAAAATGAAATATTTAAAACATATACGAGATAAATAAATTAATATAACAATTTTTAAGTAAAAGGGAAATTTTAAAGGGTTTTTATGTTTGAAAAACGGAGTAAACTGGAGTATGAGAGAGTAAATGGAAGTTTAAAAATTGAATAATCAAAACTCTCTTATAAATAAATTTAGAAAAATATTCCAAAGAAAATATTGATAACAACAAATTAATGTATTAATATTAAATATAAGTAGGTGAGAAATATGGATACAAGTAAATTATCAATTAACGTTAGTTTTGAAGAACCAGTATACATAGATAAAAATACTGTTGAAATCTATTATACGGTAGGTAATACAAAACAATCTAAGCCAATAGTAGCTAAATTTAATGTACAAGTTTGAAAAACAGCTAAGAATAATTAATAAATTAAAAAGAATGGAGATATATAAATGAGTGAAAAAATATTAAGTAAAGAGGACATAAAAATATTTGATGCAATGTATGATTATATAAGAACTTATCAACTTGATAAACTAAGAGATGAAATTAATGAATTTAAAACGAATCCAAATCAAACTATAGGATATCCTAAAGATTTTAATTTAGTTGAAAAATTAAAACAAGCTGGCAAAATGTCTGAATATGAATCAGAAGGTAAAAGATATAGTGATTTTTATAAAAGAGTAATGAATAGAGTACATGTCGATTATGAAGAAAATAGAAAATTATTAATAAAAGAAGAGTTGGTAAAGTTAAAAGATGAAGTTAATGCAGATGATAGTATTGAATTAACTGTTAGTGAGATAGAAGAATTAATTAAAATAATTGATGATATTATTAAGGAAGATTCAGTTGAAAGTTTTAAAGAAAAGAAATAAATTAAATAATCAAACAAAAGATAAAACCTCCTTTTGAGGTAATTCTAGTATATCTATATTGGTATTTTAGAATTAGTTCACAAGTGAAAATCTATGTGAATTATAAAAATATAAGGATGACTGCAAAGGCAGTAAAAGAAAGGATGATATTAAATGAACAGTACACAATTAGGAAAAGCAAAAGTATTTTTTACAAAAGGTGATTTTGGCAAAATGCTAAAGTTGAAAGACATTGATAATCTATACATAGGAGAAATTAAAAAGAGTCAATATGGAGACGAAACTATCGAAGTGGAAATAATTACATCAATGGACAATGTTACAAATAATAGAGTTAAAACTATATTTAATAATGATATAAGAATTAGTTATAGTAGTGATATTCCAAGTGGTAAGAATTATTATTTATCTTTTGATGTATCTAGAGAAGGAACAAATTATGGAGTATTATTCGAAGAGAACAACAATTCAGAATTAAAAATAATTAGATTTATTAAAATTACTGGAAATAAGTTAGAAGATATTGCTGATAAATTGATAGAATCAATAAAAGGAATTGATAATTGTAAAATTATTATACCAACTATAAATATAGGTCAAGCAGTTGTAGATTATCTTCAAGAAAAAGGATTTGCTAATATTGTTGAATTAGATTTAGATGATATGAGATATATAGCTGTTAACAATGCAAAACTTATCAATGATAAAGACACATTATTTAAATTAATTCCAAACAATTGTTCAAGTGATGATATGATTGAATTTATAAAAACATCTAGAGAACTGGATAATACAGATATTGATGTAACATGTGATGGAAGACTTAGATTTAAAAGAAAATCAATGGAAGTTACAAGTACAAGAATATGTGCAGTATTTTATGCTTTAAGTAAATTAGGGTACAAATTATAAATAAATGGGTTATTTATAGGTAATGTGGGAAGTATAATTGCTTCCCTTAAATTTGAAAATAATTAACTTTATATGGTTTGGCAATAAATTAATAGAAGAAGGTGCAGACATGAAAATAGGGAATTTAGAAGTGTATGGGATTATATACAGAATAACAAATATTGTTAATGGCAAAGTTTATATTGGACAAACCGCACAAGAAGGTGGTTTTTATAAAAGATATAATTACAAAGGTACAGGAATTGAAAGAGTATATAATTACCATAAAGGTAGATTAAAAAGAAAATTAGACGCAAATAAACATTTATTAAGTTCTATAAAAACACATGGATTTAAAGCTTTTGAAATAGTAGAAGTATTTGATATTGCTTTTTCCCAAGAAGAATTAAATATCAAAGAGCAATGTTGGATTTCTTATTATGATTCTGATAATAGGAAATATGGATACAATAAAAATATTGGCGGTGGAAGTGGTTGTGGATTTCAACATACTGAGGAATCTAAAAATAAAAATAGAATATCTAAATTGGAAGTATCTTTACCTGTTATATGTGTTAACACAAATGAAACCTTTTTATCACTTAAACAAGCTGGTAAAAAATATAATATAGACAGAAAAACAATTAGTTTAGCATGTAAAGGAGAATATAGATATGCAGGATTAAATCCAATTACAGGTGAAAAAATGGTATGGATGTACTTAAATGATTATACAATACATAAAGCGGAAGAACGAATGGAAGATATAGAACTAAATGTACAATTTAAAAAGGTAGTTTGTCTTAACAATAGAAAAATATTTTTAAGTATAGGTGATGCCAATACCTATTGTGGTTTTAGAAAAGACAGTGGAACGATAGGAAAATGTTGCAGGGGATTACAATCAACATCGGGTAGATTTCCTGATGGAACAAGATTGATTTGGGCTTATTATGAAGATTATATACATATGACAGATATAGATATTCAAAATAAAATAAATAGTATTAAAAAAATGAATATAGAAAATTATATTAAAAAAGAAGTTAAGAAAAAAGTGATTTGTACAACATTTAATATTGTTTTTAATTCTATCGCAGGAGCTGGGAAATTTTATCATATAGATAATGCTCATATAGGAAATTGTTGTCAAGGGAAACAAAAATATAGTGGAAAACTATTTGATGGAACAAAATTACAATGGAAATACATAGAAGATTTAACTCCTGAAGAATACATAAAATATGATATAGAAAACAAATTAAAAGAATTGTATAATCAAGATTATACATATGATTCAAAAACAATTGTATATTGTAAAGAAAAATATGTTTGCGTTACTACAAATAAAAAATTTAATACGATTAAAGAAGCAGGAGAATATTACAAAATAATATCTTATAGACATATAAACTCATGTTGTAATGGAACAAGAATTTATTGTGGTAAATTAGAAGATGGAACACCTTTGAAATGGAAATATTCTGATGAATACATAAAACAAAAAGAATTATTACATAATGAAAATTTAGGACAAGCAATTTAATACATAATAAATAAATTAAAATAAATTAAAATAAATAATAATAAAACAAGGTATATAATTTCAATATTATGGTATAATAATATTATAAGATTCGAAATTAAAGTAAATGCAATTAAAAGGAGATAGAGAATATGATAATTAAAAAAACTGAAAGTAAGGAATTAGAACAACTAGTAAAGAAGGTAATAAACAAAACGCCAATGAAGAAGAAATACGGGTTAGTAGATAAAGATGTTACTATTATAGAATGTTATGATTCAAGAACATTTTTTAAATGTGAAGATAGTGAATTTACTATAAGAATGTGGAACATAGAAAATATAAATGGTGGTAAACAAGGAAGAGTTCAATGGACATTGTTTTTAGATGTTCCAGATGAAGAAGGAAGTCATGGAGAAGAATTAAGTTACGGAGTTAGCTTGGTTGATTATAGTGAGCCACAAATGGAATTCAGGGATTATACGTGCAATATAAATAGGACATATAATATAGGAATAATGACTCATGATTTTTTCTACGCCGAAGGTTCAATTAATGATAGATTTAAAGAATTTTTAAATAGTAAATATGATGGTAAAACAGAAAATTATATTAAGCCATACGGTAGCACTGGCAATGACGGGAAATATATTACATCATTTTGCTTTAATATAGGGGTGTATAGCAATAAAGAACATAACAAATGTATAAATTCAATCAGTGTAGATTTCATGAAAGATGAAGATTATATCTATAGTCTATATAAGAGTTTTAATGGATGTAAAACTAAAGATGGTTATGAGTTATTAAACAACATTATTGAATTTATGGATAATAATTTTAAAGTTGTAAAAACTGCTTAGAGGTGAGAAGGCAATATACCTTCTCTGATCTTATATTAAGAGTTTTATAAAACTCACATGCTATAAGAATGATAATAAATTAATATAAACAGTATTAATAAATAGGTATATTAATTGCAAATTAATGGTATAATAGTAATATGGGATTTGAAAGGGTGTGGTTATATGTATTTATATAAATTAATTTTACAAAAAGAAAAGACAAGTGAGATTATATATCTTTTAAATGATCAATACATAACCAATGATGCATTTAATAAAATCTGTGATATTGTAATCAAAGAATGCAAAATAGGTGATGAAATTGAAAAAGATAATTTTTTAGAAGAAATACAATGGAATTATGGTTTTAGAGTAACTAAAATAGAATGTGAGAATACAATTAGTTTATAAATAATTAGAAGGTGGTATGAAAATGTGATAATAGTATCATTTAGTAATGAAGAGATTATTGAAGCTATTAAAAATGAGGTTGAAAATAAAGTATCTTAATTTAATGAAGACAGAAATGTTTTTAGTAAATTAACAAAAATCAAGAATGTGGCTATGACTAGGTTGTAGCCTTTTAATTTTCGCTAAAATCCAAATAAAATTTGCATTTTAAGTTGATATTTATTTTCAATTAGCAAAATGTAAATAATTAAATAAATTAATAGAATTACTATTGCATTGATTGGAAGTTTATGCTAATATTAGTTTAGACAAACAAATTAATATAAAAAGGAGAGATTAAAATGGGATTCTTAGATTTAAAATATCAGATTGAAACACAGTTAATAATGTATGATGATATTATTAAAAGATTATCACAAGAGTTCAATGTTGGAGAAACATATTTAAAAAAACTATGTAAAGATATAAATATTAAAACATCGAACTCTTATGCTATGGTTTTAAATTTAGTTTATACTGAATTATCTAATGGACTAAATATAAATCAAATAATAATTAAATATAATTTAAAAGAACAAATAAAAAAGGAGAAAAAATTATGAAATTAAATAAAATCAACAATAATGAATTACAAGTAGGAAATATAGTTTATAGTAATTATACAGAAAAATATTACATAGTAGGATGTTTACCAAGAATCATAAATGAGGATATGTCAAAATTTGCTTTGATTAGATTTGATGGTACAGGTTATTTCTATTTAAGTAATACAATAGAAGAGATTGTTAATAAAATGAATATGGATGGTGGAGAAACTGAGGCTTATAAAGTATTAGATTATGAAATTTATTTAAAACATGATTAAATGTAAGTCATTTTAAAAGTGATAGTTTAAATGATTAAATAAGATTAAAATATATAATTAAAAGGAGAATGATTAAAATGAAAAAATTAGAATTTGGTTATAATTGTAAGGATATTGTTACAGGATTTGAGGGGATTTTAAAAGGTAGAGCTAAATTCATTACTGGATGTGATAGAGTTGAGTTGATAAGTGGAAAAGAATCTGAATGGGTAGATGCTCCAACACTTAAATTTTTAGATGAAGGTGTATATAAAGAATTAGAAGAAAATAGTTCTTGTAATAAATATGATGATATTGATCAGGCACTATATGAATTTGGTATGTTGGCAAAAGATAAGATAACAAATTTCCAAGGGAAAATAATAACAATATCAATTAGTATAACTGGAGATATTTCTTATGGATTATCACCTGAATTTGCAAAAGAAAGTAGGAATAATGATGCTACTTGGTTTGATGAAGGAAGAATTGAAATTATAGATACAAAAAGGGACGAAATAAAAACTGATGGAAAAAGAACTGGTGGGGCAGTACCTAATTTAAGATGTAGATAAATGACGTGTTTTAAGGGGAATGGTTATCAATTAGAAAGGATAGGATTAATTATGAATTTAACAAGAATGTATTTATATGAGATTGATAATTTAGATATTACAGAAATTAAAAGAAAAGGAATTAAAAAAGCTTGTGAAAAACAAATACCTAAAGCAATTCAATTTGATGAAAATGATTTAAATATTTGCCCTGTATGTAAGAAACATGTGGAGACTGATGATAAATATTGTAAGAATTGTGGTCAAAGAATTATATTAGATCTAATAAACGAGTAATAGGAAGGTGAATTATGATATTTAAAATCAAAGAAAAAGAAAAACATAAAGTTGGCGATAAGAAAACAACTAAGAGATTTGCTATATTACCAACCAAAATAAATTCAACAACTATAGTATGGTTAGAAAAATATTTTATACAATATGAATTAAGCAAGAATTTGAGGATAGAAAATTTTCAATGGTGTAACTATGAACATTGGAAAGAAATAGATAGATGGATAGAAAAACAAATTAAAATAAATATAGACAAGCAACGAGAAAAGTTGTAAAATAATATTCAAGGAGGGGTAATATGGGAAAAATAAAAGCATTCTATAAACTTTCAGCTAAAAGACAAGCTATAGAAGAACAATTAGAAAACTATGATTTTGTAATCAATGAACTTAGAGCTGAAGCTAAGAAACTTAAAAAAGGAAGTTTAGAAAGACAAGACTTAATGAAAAAAGCTAGTGAAACAAATAATTGTGACGTATATAAAAAGCTTCAAACTGAATTAAATATATTGAATTTTTGTATTAATACTGTTTGGTATAATTAAATAAAATAAATAGTGAAGGAGGACAAGCAAGTGAAAGAATATACATTACAAGAAATATTCGATTTACCTGAAGGAATAGAATTTATAAATGCAGATGCACACTTTGAAGTTAGAAATGGAGTTTTGTATAATTGGTTTAAGCCAAATGACAAACAAAGTGTAAGACTAACAAAAATGTATGTACATATGAAGTTTATAAAAGTCCAAGAACCAGTAAGTTTTATGGACGTTATTAATTCAAATAAATTATGTAGAGTTGAATATGAAAACTGTGATACGCAAACAAATGAAGGTTTTCAATGTTTAGATAGTTTATTGCATTTTTTATCAAGTAAATATCCACCTTCAACACTAAGAGAGATTATAAAAGATGGTAGATGGTATTTAGAAGAGTAGTTGATAATAATTATCAAATAAAATACTGATTTTATTGTGAAAGTTAGGCTTGAAAAACAGAGCATGAGTGAGTATATGGAAGTATGAGAGAGTTTAAAATTGAATTTCTAAGATTAAACAATAAATTATAAGAGGAGATATAAAATATAATGTATGAAGTATTTGAGAAAGAATTAAATTATATATCAAATGAAAAATTAAAAGAATTTATAATAGAATGTTTAGAGAAAGCACCAGAATATTTTTATCATATTCCTGCAAGTTCTAGTGGTAAATATCATCCTAAACAAGATTTAGGTGAAGGGGGACTTGTTAGGCATACAAAAGCAGTTGTACAAGTTGCAATAGATCTAATTAGATGTGAACAGTTTGTAAAAGATGAGGAAGAAATTAAAGATATAATTGTCTCAGCTTGTTTATTACATGATGTAATTAAAAATGGTTTTGAAGATAGCGGTAAGACATTAACTGAACATCCTTTATTAGCTTGTGATTTCATAACTGATATTTACAAATCTAAAGAATGGAGTTTTTATTCATCAATAATTAGTCTTATACAAATTAGTATACAAACTCATATGGGTAAATGGAATACGGATAAAGAAGGTAATGAAGTTTTACCTGTTCCTGACAGTAGATTGGAAAAACTAGTTCATTTAGCTGATTATATTGCTAGTAGAAAATATGTAGATATGAGTTTATTAGAGGAATAAAGAGAGGAGTTGATAAAATGGAATGTACATATTGTGGTGCTGAATTAGAATATGAAGATAGTTACGGTAATAGAGATTATATAATATATGGTAACAACAATGGTAAAAGTGGCGATATTTATAGATGTCCTAATCATGAAGGTTTTGAAACCAACGAAGAAGCATTAAATTATTTAAAAATTACGGAAGATGAACTAGGACAATATTTAAAAGATAATGGATTTGAGGATTGGGAAGAAATAGTTTGCGATAGCTCAACTCATAATGTTAGTGGTAGTTTTTATACTGATAAGCAAGGTAATCTATATGAAGGATATCCATGTTAATAAATAAGAATAAATTAATATATAAGGAGTGATAATAATGACAAATGTATTTAAAAAATTCATACTTAAACAAAAGTTAAAAGAAAATGGATTTCCATTTATAACAGTACATAAAGATATAATTCAAAAATATAGGGATACCACAAGAGATAATAAGAACCTAACAGATGACGAAATTGCTTTCAAATTAAATAGAAGTTACTATTGTGGAAGTACCGATAGTGTAAATGAAAATAGAAGCATATTAAATTATGGATTCCTTAAAATAATAAAAGATAATAAAAGGAATCTAATAATAGATATACATAATTCAAGTCAAAATAGGAATGGACGCATAAAGTTTCAGGTCAAAGACAAAATGACTGCAATTTATAATAGCATTTATGTTGGAGGTGAGATGTAATGGCTAAGTTTAAAGTAATTTTAGTATCAGGAAAAGCAAGAAGTGGCAAAGGTGAATTCTCAAAAATACTTAACCAAAAGTTAAAGTCACTAGATAATAAAGTAGTACAAACTTTATTTGCAAAATACATAAAACAATATGCAATGGAATTAGGATGGGACGGAGTTACTAAAAATGAATATTGGAGAAATTTCTTACAAAAAATTGGAACTGAATTAATCCAATATGATTTAAATATGAAGGTATTTCACCCAAATAGGATTTCTGAAGATATACAAATACTAAGCCATTTTGGAATTAATTATTTCATAATAGATGATTGTAGATTTAGAAGAGAAATATATTTTATGAAGGCTATGTTTCCAGACGATGTTATATCTGTGAGAGTAGAAAGTGACGATTCAAGAAGTGATCTTAATAAAGATCAATTGGAACATCAGTCAGAAATAGACTTAGACAATTTCAAATTTGATTGTATTTTTCAAAACAATGGAACATTAGAAGATTTAAAAAAACAAGTCGGATTATTTATACAATTAATGTTAATGGAGGAATAAACAAATGGAATTTTCAAAAGAAGAACTGAAAGAATTGAAGCACTGTATAAATTCTAACATCGGTTTAAGGATTCAATATGATTGTGTATTAGATGAAGGTAAAAGAAAAGAAGACAACGATAAATGGTTGAAACAAGACTATATTCTACTCGCTAGAATAGTAAAAGAACTTGATACAATTAAGGAATTAGAAGAGTGTTAGGTGGGCTATTTGCATTAACAATGACAGTATTAATATTCGGTGTAATATATTTAGAAGAAAATAAAATTAAATGATAAATTAATGTATAAAATATTAAAATGATAAAGGAGAAATGTAAGATGAATAAAGAATTAAAAGATGGATTAAAAAGTTCAATTATAGTAGGATTACAAAGTTTCAAGTCAATAAATGAAGTGCTGAGAGCTGATTATGAAAGATATAAATTTAAAGGTGAGGGATTTAATTTAGCGACATACAGGGGAAATATTATATTGTTAGATGTAGAAGATGCTGATGAAGATATTGGTGCTTTTGATTTTGTAAAAAGACAAATTGACCAAATAAATGAATCTGAGGAGGGTAAGTAGTATGTCAATTAGAGAAGTCCAAGAGAAAATCTTCAATGATATTCAAGAGTATATGGATTGGTATTCATTTCAATATCAGAACCAAACAGGAGTTAAAGTTACTGGACTTTGTGAAGCCGATGGAGAAAAGATGATTGCATCATACATAGAACTATATTAAAACAAAGGAGAATTTAATTATGAACATAATAAAAGCAATTTTTGAGTTTGTTATAGATGGTATTAAAATCATATTCGATAAGATATGCCTTATGTTACTTATAATTTTCATTATTGAAATGTGTGGCTTGTCATTAGGGATTGTAGGTTCTGTGTTGAGGTTGATCTTAGGAAGTATAGGAATTGGATTATAAATAAACTGGTAAGGTATTGATTAATTATTAAAGGAGAAATTGAAAGAGATGAACGATTTAGAAAAATATCAAAAAGCATTAGATCGAAAGAAAGAGGACTATAAGCAAAATATTAAAAATGGAATAGAAATAAAGCATGAAATTGATGAATTGAAATTAATAATAAGTAGATTTGAAAAAGGAATGAAATCTGTTCTCCCAGTAGGGACTACAATAACTTTTAAAGATGAAGACGAACAGTTAATAGAAACTGTTATAGTGGAAGGGTATAAAGAACGACAAACTTTAATTCTGATGAGTGAATATTGGAGTAATCAAGAATTAAGCAAATGGTATATGTTTGATTATAATTGTATGTATTCTGATACTTTAATAGAAGAATTTTGTAGTGAATATGAGGTTGAAGTTGTAGGAATAGAAGACAAGTCCAGATAAAAAGTTAATTTGATTGGGTTTTAATAAATTAATAAAAGGAGAGATTGAAATGTTTTTTAGAAAAAATAAAATCAACAAAACAGAAAGGCTAGAAAATCCAGAAAATATAATAAGCGAATTAACAACATTGGGGAAAATGATAAAAGAAAAGTCAAATTTTAAAGAACTACTAACTATAGAATTCCCATATGCAACATATGAAACACTTGAGTATCATTATAATTTATTAAATTATAATATTAGTAGAAAAAGATTTAACATTAATTTGGGTAATATTTCATATGGGGTTGAAGAAGAAGCAGATAGACATATATTTGTTTATATAAAAGTTGAAGATATTGTAATATATCATAATGCTAAAGAAAATTGTAATTCTGGATTATTTGAAAATGTAAAAAGTGGATGGAATCATAATTCACCTAAAAAACTATTAGAACAAATTAGTAATGATATATTTATTTTTAGAAATGCTATTGACAATATAAACAAAAATAAAGGAAGCAAATGGATAGATGAACAGTCAAGATTAGACAAAATGTTTGTATAAAAAGGAAATAATAGGTTGATTTTATAAGAAAGTAATAAATAGTTATAAAAGGAGAAGTGATTGTGATGAAATTAAATAATGATTGTGTAAGAGATATTTTGTTATATTTAGAAAATACATTAGATTATGATGTTTTTGTAGATATAAATGATATACAAAATAATATAAATAAATATAATGAAAAAGAAGTAAGATATACTATGGACAAACTGATAGAGGTTGAATTAATTGTTGGAGAATATAGTGATAGTGAAATTGAATTTATACATGAAATTACCTTTAGAGGACATCAATATTTAGAAAATATTAAAGATGATAAGATATGGAAATTAGTAAAGAAAGAAACCAGTAATTTAAAATCAGTATCTATAACTATCATGGCAGAAATAGCAAAAAATATAATATTAAAACAGATGTCATAAAAAGTTAATCAAATATGGATTTAATTGTAAGTTTAAAAGGAGGATATATGAACAAAGTATTTGAAGAAGTAAATATAGAAAATTACATAGATAAATTACAAATTAATTATGAAGATAGTTTAATCAAAAAATTAGATTTAAGCAGAGCATTATCTCAACTAGAACCAATTCAAAAAGAAGTTATAAGATTAAGATTCTTTGAAGGTGAATCGCAGTATGGAGTTGCTAATATGTTATGGAAATCACAAGCATTAATTTCAAGATTAGAAAAGAAGGCTATAAAGAAATTAAGAGAATATTATCAAGTAAGATTGTATTAAGTAATATAAACCAAGTAAAAATGTTATTTTATGAAAAATAGAAAGGAGATTATAAAGTGGAATTAAAGAAAAGATAAAGATATAATTCTTGTCCAGAACATAAAGATTGATTAAATAATGGAACAAGTCGGTGTGATTATTGCAAAGATAATTTTCATCTTAAAGGAAGTTTAAGTCTCTATTGTAGGTCAATTAAATGGGAAAATTATATAAAAGGATATGAAGAGTAAATGAAATAAATGTTTTATTGGAAGTCGAAAGGAGATATAATGATGTTTTCAGTATTAATAGAAGTGAATGTAACTGTAAATGATATGGATGAGGCAAGAGACATTGCTAAAGATATACATGATATTATAAGTGATGCAGGAATAACGAATAGTGTAAATGTTACTGATGAAATTTCAGAATAAAAGGAGATGAAAATAATGATTAGAAAAGGAACAGTATTTATTCTTACAAGTAATATTAATGAAGCTTTAGGATATATTATTTCACAAATACCAGACAATTATAAATTCAATTATAGAAAGGAATTCAACAATTATTATTATATATCTATTAATGGCTATGACATTTACATAAAGCATACCATGAATGAAAACGCTAGAGGATATAAACCTGAAATAGTATATATGATTCAAGGTGTAGAAATCAGAAAAGAAATCCTAGAAGATATTATAGAACCTATAACATTTTTATCTGTCAGGAAAGAACCTATTAGAAAAATTAGATTTGTTGAAAGCATAGATGTAGGCGAACTTTTATATGATGAAGATGCTGAATTAATTCATTGTGATAAAGAAAAATTAGATAGATGGAATGATATGATAAATCCTAAAGAAATAAATAAGGATAAGTTCAAACAAGAATATGAATGTACTTGGATAGGAAAGGAGGAATAATTATGAGTAAAGATTTATGGGATTTAGCTGAACGTGCAACTAAAATAGTAAAAGAACAAATTAAGACTGATATAAATGAAGATGAAATGACAGGGATTTTCTATCAAGAATTTTGTGAACCTACAGTAGCTGAAAAACAACATAACATTAAAATGGAATGGATGTTACATAATGGGTTCAAGAAGAGTTATTGTGGTGAGAGAAAAGAAGACATTCTTTCTTATAAAGATGAATATTCTTGGACTTATGAAGAAATTTTATTTGAATCATTGAAAAATATAAAAGCTTATAAACAATGGTATGATGGAGGAATAACTGAAAATGAATTAGATAAATTGCTAGGATTATTAGTTTAAGTAAAATTCTAATTATAACTAGAAATAAATTAATATACAAAAAATAAATAGTACTTTTTGAAACTCCTTTGCATATACTTTAGTATAAGATTAAATGTAAGGGAGTTTTTATAATGTTAACAATTGAACTTAGAACTATGGATATGGACGAGGTAATAGAGCTTTGGGAGACAGATAAGCAAAAACTAAAAATAAAATTATTAGACGATTATGAAGATTTGGTAAAAGAGTATAGGGAGCAAACTAAAATTTATACCCAAGAAAGTACTCAAGGTTCTGAAATATTCCTTAAATATCGCACTTTTACGAAAATCAATTATCAACTCGAATTAGATATTGACGAGAGAATAAGAGGTACAATTAAATTTACGAATGATTTCAAAGAAAACATAAAAATAGCTTTAGAAGTTAATGAAGGAATGAGACATGAAAGATTAGCAACAAGATCACTTCAATTAAAAGAAATTATAAGCTTAAAAGCACATGAAATTGAAAAAACATTAAAATTATTAGGCGTTAAAGTAAAATATGATAAAGATTTTTCATTAAAAGCAGACGAATGGTTACATGAAGACTTGCTGGAACTTAGAATACAAAAAATTGAAGATAATAAAGATTCTAATGATGAAAATTAGTTAATAAAATACTAAAGATTAAAAATTAATAAACCAAACATAATTTAACAAATTAATGTAGGAAGTATTGACTTTCAAGATTGGAAAGTTTATACTTAATTTAAGGGTTAAGAGTGACAGATACATAGAAATTAGATATAATATTAATAATTGAATGGAGTGAATACAATGACTAAGAATAATATCTATGAAATGGCACACTCAAATAATATGTTGCAATTAATACCTTTAAAAGTTTTGAAAAATAAAGAGTTTGAAAAAGTTATATCTAGTTATAATTTGGATATTAATAAATTTTACCAAGTCGAAGGTAAATTACACCCATACTGCTATGTAGGTGGTACGGTATATATTGAAATTTATGAAATAAGCAAACAATCATTTGAGGCATTCCAAATTAAGAAAAGAATTGAACAAACAACACAAGCTCATAAAAAATGTTTCGAAGAAAATGATTATAGCTATTTGTTTATACTTATAGATAAACCCCTTAGATTTGAATGGTATAAAAAATTATTTGATAAAATTCCAGATGACCAAAAATATGAAGTGTTTATAGATATTTATTCTTCAAGTGAATATGGATTTAGGAATTTAGATAGGACGCTAGTTGAAGAAATATTTAAAGATCACACAACAGATAAAGAGCTATTTGATACTGACGTTATCCCGATATATAGAGGTGAAGATAGTAAATCTACTCCATATAAAAAAGCGTATTCGTGGACTACTAATTTAGAAACTGCTAAATGGTTTGCTAATAGATTTAGTAAGAATGGTAAAATATATAAAGGTCAAGTTAATGTGAAAGACATATTAGATTATTTAGAAGGCAGAAGTGAATCTGAAGTGCTAGTATTCCCTGAAAATGTGTTTAACGTAGAGAGAATGTAAATAAGCAAGTAAAAACTATATTTTACCAAAATATGTGAGGGAAATAATAATGAAACATATTACAACAATTCAATTAAATGATGGTAAAACAATAACACAAGAAACTGAAGATAAAACTCAAGAAGATTGTAAGGATTACTGGAAGAATTATATAAAATATTGGGGAAAAGTTCACGGAAATTGGAGTTGTGCAAGAGTGTTGGAAATTGAAGAAAAAAAGGAGTGTAATAATGAAAAAGAATTTATGGGTTGTTTATAAAAATGGATATATCGAGGACTATTGTTTAATATATGCTACAACAGGATTAGAAGTAGTATCTGAATATTGTAAAGAGTTTGATAAAGAAATGATGACAATAGACGAATTTTATGAAACGCATACTGTAGATATGATCACACATATCGGAAGTGAGAAGATAAAAGAAATAATATTTGAATAGGAGGAACTAATATGATAATAGGTATATGGGATGAAGATATTACAAGATTAATGGAATTAAAAGAAAATGATGAACTGAGTGAATCCGATGTAGAAGAAGTTGCAGATCATTACAACGAAACTATGGACGAAGTTTATGCTTGTTTAATAATTGAATCAATAGATAGTATAGATATGACTAAGGATGTTAATTGTACTGACTGTGGAAAAGTTATTAGTTTGGATGAGGCTTCAGCTTTCAATGGTATTTGTGAAGAGTGTGACAATAAAGAGGAAGATTAATTTCTTCCTTATAGGTTTAAATGAAATCTATCTTTCATTTGGAGTGAGGTGATAAAAATGGACAGTGTTCAAGAAATGTACTATGTTACAACTAATGATAATAATTTTGATAATACAAGGTATTATTTAGTAAATCATAGAGAGAAGAGATGGTGTATTATACCAAAAGAATATCATGGTTTAGCAAAGAATTTATATGGACTTCATTTAAATTGTTCCTTATTAAACTATACAATTGAAGACAAAACTAAGGATTATGAATTAGTCGAGTTAGACAGAGTAGGTGGAGGAGATTAAATTAAAACAATAATTTTAAGATGAAAGGAGAAGATATTTAATGAATAAAATGCCTTATGAAATGAAAATACCTAAACATTTATATGTAAAGACACTAAAGATAAGAGATTTACAAAAACAACAAAGAAGAATAGAAGATAGTATATTAGAGTGGTTTATTGAAAGAAATATAGATGTAACTGACACAGAATTTGAGGATGTTATGGGAAATATAACAAATGCAGACTTTGTTGATCTTGAGCATTTTCAAAGAAGTGTAAATGAATATTTGAGAAAATCTAAAAATAGTTAAAACAATGATGAAAGGATTAATATTATGAAGTATTATACATTACAAACATTAAAGGCATGGAATGAATCTAAAGAAAAAGGATATTTAGAAGGTAATAAAAATTTTATAATGGATGATGAAAAATACTATCAATGGATGATAAATCAGATGTCTAAGAGATTAAAAGATTATAATGGCGAATATCCTATTTGGTTATGGTTAACTCTTGATAATATTAACATTATAGATGCACTTGAAGAAGATTATGTATTATTAGAAATAGAATTATCTGAGGATAAAGTGCTATTATCTAATTTTTATGCTTGGCATGATATTATAAATGATGGCTACTTTGGAGATAATAAAGAACAATTAACACAAGAAGAAAATTGGGAAATATTATTTAATAAAAAGGAATTGGATAAATTAGGATTTACTTTTGATGATGACGATATGCAAGGAGTTACTGGTAAAATTGATTTGGATAATATAAAGGTTTTGAAATATATTTTAAATGAAATGAGGGGAAAATAAATGGATTATGACCAACAAATATATTATTTAACGAATGGTAATGGAATGAAAGATATAACTTTTTATTTAGTTAGCCATCAAGAAAAAAGATATTGTATCATACCTAAAGAATATCATAAATTAGCACAAAACTTATATGGGTTACATTTAAATGCAGTAGAATCAACAATTGAAGACTTCACAAAAGGTTATGAATTAAGAACTTTAGATAATTTTTCAGAATATGATATTTAAGAAGAAAGAAGGGAAATAAATGGATAATAAATTTCCAATACTAGGTTCAAATCCAAAAGAATATATTAAATCGGATTTAATAAAACCTCATGAAAACCAAGCACTTATAAATCATAGTCAAACATTAAAAAGGTTAGCAGAACGTGGAGGACTTAGTTGGGCAGAAATGTTATATATTTTAAGGGATGAACCTTTTAATTATAGAATACAACTATCTGAAACTGATGCAAGAACTAAGGTATTAGAAATTATCAACTTATATAAGTAATATAAATAGGAGACATGTTCAACTTGTAAAGAATGGGATAGTTCTTTTGTAGGAAGAAAATAAAATATAAAAAATAAGGGAGGTTATCATTTTATGAGAATATTAAAAGGTAATTTAGAGTATTGTAAGTCTGATAATTGTTGGAAAGTGAATGGTGAAAAATTAGATTCAGTACTTTATGATTATACAAATTTAAAACTAAAAATTATTATTGACGAATTACCAAGAACAGAACATTGTTCAATTTGTAATGATTCATTTTATTTAGAAGAATTAACAAAATGTGATAAATGTGGTAAAATGATTTGTTATAATTGTTTTGATAATAATATTAATTACAATCGTGATAATAATGAGTGTATATGCAATTATTGTATTAATAAATAAAACTATTGTAGAATATTATATATATCATTAAAAATAAGAGGTGATAATAAATTGAATAAAAATCAAAGAGAATTATTAAAAACATTAGAAATTATAGCAAATTCAACTATGGCTTTATCTGATTCTGAAAATATTACTAAAAGTTTAAGTAAAGAACAATTACAAGAGGTAATTGAAAAGTATTCAGATAAAATAACTGATTTCGATATAAAAGACCTTCAGCAAGAAGCATACAATTATGAAGCAAGTGCAAATGCTATTTTATTTCAGATTGAAGAAAGGTTAGAGATGGAAGATTAGAAATAATTAACAATATTTATATTAGAAGAATAATTAAAAGAGCCATTTTAAAGGCTTGGAAGGAGGAATAATAATGGATAGAAGTGAAGAATTGAAAAATGATTTTAAGAATAATTTAAAATTAATATCTAATGATTTTGATAAAATGTATTATGCTATAAGAAATGAATTAGAGCAGGAAATATTGAATAGAAAAGAACGAATAGAAAAAATAGAAGCCGAAACACACGAAATCTATGGAAAACTAACTATTAACATTTGTATAAACTTAATTAAAAGTAGATTACCATTAAGAGTTAAATTGTTTAATAAAGTAAAATATGGAGGAAAGGGTATCCACAGCAACAACCACATTTTATTGGGGTTTTATTTAAATAACTCATATAATTGTTTTGAATATACCTTTACTGTCGATGAAATAAAAGAATTTTTAAAAATAAATTAAATTATAATAAAATGAAGAATCTAAAAAGATAGGAGATAAGTAAATGAGAGAAATAAAAATGGTTTTAATGAAAGAAGGGATACAAACTGATGATGGATTAGTTATAACTAAAGAATTTATTTTAAATTCATTGAATACCTTTATAGGAGTACCAATAATATTAATTGATAAAGATAAAGAATATGAAATTGGTATAATAAAGTATCCAGTAAATTATATAAATGGAGAAGTAATAGGGAATGCATTATATTATGAAGATAATTGTATTAAAAATAAATTTGATAATTATAAAATTGATATATTAAATTTATTAATTGGTGGAAATAGCTTTATATATCGTTGTTGTGAAGTATATAAATAAATTAAAAGAAGGTGAGGAATTATGAAGAAATCAATAATGTCAGAACAATTTAAATTATTCTTACAGGTACAAGGATATGATAGTAATAAATATGAATACATAAGTAAAGATTGTTATGATTATAAGGTTAAGAATATTCAAACTGGTGTAGTAGGTTATATTAGATATTAAGGAGGAATAAATTAAATGAATAAAGAAGATATAGAGTTTTTAAAAGAATTACAACATGAAATGCTAACTCAAGATACAGTTTGTCAAGCGAATCCAAGATTTTGGGTAGTAATGCAAACTGTAAGAGATTACTGGGTTGACGATAGTGTAGATGGAGTATGTATTTATGATACTGATTCATGTGAAAATGTATTTGAAGGGGAACTAGAAGATTTATCAGTATGGTTAAAAGAAAACTTCGAAATGATAACAAAATGTGAATGTAATTTTGGTGATTTAGAAATAGTTTGTGAAGATGATAATGAATTTTATATTACAGACATATCAAAAATTAAAGACTTTCTAGAGAAATATGATTATAAAAGATATTCTATTTGTAATTATAGAGAAAGAGAAGAAATAGCACAAGATACAATGTTTCTAACTCTTAGGGAATGTAGAGAACATATAGAAAGAAATAAACATCATTATAATAAACCACATACATATGCAATGACGGCTTGGAGAAGTCCACAAGTAGAAAGATTATATAATATATTAGAAAACACTAATTGGATGGAACTAGAAAGTAAGTAAGATTGTCATTTTAATAGGAGTTAAATAAATTAAAAATATAAAGGAGAAATTATTATGAAACTAACAATGATTGATAAAACTACAGGAGAAGAAGAAATTATACTTAGTAATTTAGAAACAATAGATATCCCTAAAAATATAAATAAACAAAAATTTAAAAGAGGTAATCTAGTAAAGTTACTAAAAGGTCACACTATATGGTCTATGAATACGAATGGAGAGCATGAAGAAATTGAAATTGATAATAATGCTGGCAGATTGGCAATAATAGAAGGATCTTATGCAGACTTATACTGGGGGAATAATAGAAAGGATTATTCTATTATATTTTTAGATACTGGTGGTTCATTGGCTTGGAAGCATGAAAGTGAATTGGAGTTTATAGAAGAAGGTGGAGAACATTTATTGAAACAAGCCAAAGAAACTTCTGATAAATTACATAAAATAAATACGGATTTAAAATGGATCAAGGATAATTTTAATAATAATTATGAGGAGGGGTTATCAAGTGGCACTATTTTATATTTGTTTGATAAAATAGGATTTGATAGTTCATTTAATAGAAATGGAGAATTCTATATACTATTTAGTAACTGGGAAGAACGTAAAAGTATATTTGAATTATTGTTTAAAGGTGATAAAGATGGAATGAATGAAGAAATTAATAAATTTTATAAAGCAGAATTTAAAGATAAATATTTAGAAAGCTATAACAAATTGTTTAATGAAGTTAGCAAATTGTAAAATTATGTTAAAATACTTCTTTTAATAGGAGTTAATAAATTAAAATAAGAAAGGAAATATAAAAATGAGAGACAATTATAAAATAATAAAAGCTAAAGTTAGTGCAAGTTGCAAATACTATTGCAGTTACTATGAATTAAATGTATGGTTTCAAGATAGTGATTTAAATGAAAGAGGATATACATATAATATTGGAATGTACGATATTAAAGAAAAAGCTGGCGTTAAAAGAGGAGATGGATTTAAAAAAGTACAAGCATTTTTAGATTCAGATGAAGGAAAACTATGGTTAGAAGATTCTTTATATAACCAAGATTTAAAGTGTGAAATAGATGAATTAAAAGATTCAATCCGATTAAGTATATATAAAATGGATTTAGAAACTTTAAAGAAATTTGATGAAGTTGGCAAATCAATGAGAACTAAATAAATTATTACTTTTATCAATTCTACAAATAGTATATCTTACTAAAGATATGGTCATAATAATGATATATATTTAGGAGGTATTATATGGGAAATATAATGAATGTAAGGCAATGGATTGAAAATTTTAATAATGGAGAATTTAACGAAAAAGATAAAGCGACTCAATGTTATGCAGGTTGGTATGATTGGTTTTGCAGAGATACATCATTAAGAAATAAAACTTATTATATGAGCAATATAATAAGAAAAATCAAAGATTCTCCAAAGATAGGATTAGATACTCAATGTATTCTATTTAGAAATCACTGTCCAATATCTCACCCACTATATGATTCATTTAAAATATCAAATATTACTAGTGGTGAAATTGTATATGAAGTCAATATAAAAAGTGGGTTTGAGAAAAACAAATTCACAGTATATGGAATAGAAAATATGTATCAAAAACCTTTGTTTGGATGCGATAGGCAAAAAGAATTAGTGAAATGGTTTAATAGTTGAAACTAGGGCAAACTGCCCTTGATATTTAAAATGGAGACAAGCATTTAAACCTTTAGCTTTGTATGAAAATAATAAAATTATATATTATTGGAGGAAAGTATATGGAAAAATTAATAACATTATCATATGAGGAATATTTAGATTTAGAAAAAAGAGCAAACCAAAAGGATAGCAACAAGACAATATCTATTGAAATAATTGATGATAACTTAGATAATAATATTAAATCAAAATGTGAATACTGTGAAGTTAAGGAATGGGATAAAAAACCATTAATGATAAATGATAAAGGTGACTATTATGTAGTGATAAACTCATGTAACTATCTTGAAGATAGCGTTGTCGGCAATTCTGTTGATTATTCATTGTTTGGGAAACAAATAAAATACTGTCCTATGTGTGGAAGAGAATTATAGTCTAAATAAAAATTTAATTTTAAGACAATAATTTAAAATAACAAATTAATATATAAATAAATGTTGACACATGAAATTATTGGGAATATACTTAAGTAGTACCAAGGAAACAAATTAATAAAATAATAAATGAAAGAAGGAATGTTAAAATGGCAAATAATAAGAATAAGAAAAAGGTTGTAATTGATTTTACAAAGAGAGTGAAGGAAAGTAAAAAGACTTTATTATTGGATGTTAACTTACATGAGTTAGAAAATAATATAGTAGATGGTTTGTATGAATACTCAGGAAGAATCGTTAAAAAATTCGGGAAAAGCTATTATGAAGTTAAGAACAAAAAGTAATTAGTTAGTAAGAAGATCGCATTACATATAATATTAAATTGAGGAACAAAAGATAAATTAAAAGAAAATGAGAAAGATATATAAGGAGAAATGAAAATATGACAATGTGTAGTGGAGAATTTCTTCAAGAGAGAATTGAAGAGTTCTGTAATAAGTATAGTCAAGATCAAGCATACATATGGCAAGTAATTAATAGAATACATACAAGAAATTATGGAAGAAACATCATGTGGGAGAAACAAAAAGAAGAACAGGAAAATAACTTAGGCGACATACCAATGAGTCAAGCTTTTGCTAAAGAGGTATTGGTACATAATGTTATATACATATTAAAAGGTTTAGAAAATTGTTGTGAGAATGGTTGGGAATTTGAATAAAGCAAATAAATTAAATTAATTATGAGGGGATAGGATTTTATGAATACTGAACAAGAAGAAAAATTAAAAGATTATGCAAGTCAACATATTGACGACTTAGAAATAATAGATCGAAAAACTGTTAGAATAAATGAACTAAAAGAAGAATTAAAACACTATAAAAAAGAAACCGAGGAACTAAGAAAAATCAATGAAGCATCAGAAAGAGAAAATGAAGATTTACAAAATAATTCAATTAAATATTATAATGAAAGTAGACAACTAAGAGATGAATTAGAAAATATTAAATTAGTCTCAAAAGTAGACAAACAACATAATTTTAGTAACAATAGTATAATACTTGAACAATATGGAGAAATTGAAAAACTTAAAACAGATATAAAAAATTTAAATGAGGAAATTACTAATGTCACAATTTTAAAAGAAGAGATAAAAAAACATATCATAAATAATCAAGCTTTAAATTGTCAAATAAATGATAACTATAATAAAATTTCTAACATCGAAATAAAACTTATAGAATCAAAAAGCAACAATGATACACTGCAATATACTATAGAAGAATTAAAAGAAATAATCAATAATTTAACAGATATAGTTAAAAGAACTACAAACTTGGTGTGAAAATGGAAGTAAATGGAAATTTTAAAAGGAAATAAATAAATAAAGGAGAGAATGAAATGAATTTAGAAAATAGTTTAAAAGATTGTATATCAAAAGAATTAGAAAAGGGTGTAATAGAAAAGGTAATAGCTCAAAAATTAGAAGAGAGTGTAACTAAGGCACTTGAAGATATGTTTGGCTGGAATGGGGAAGTTAAAAAAGTTATAGAATCAAAGGTAAAAGCAGTAATGATACCTTATTTAGAAAACTATGATTATAGCAAATACATATCAAAATTAGATAGTGTTTTAGTAGATGTATTAAAGAACTCAGCATTAGAAAATAAAAATATGTTAGAGAATTTTAAAGAGTTAATGACAACAGAAAACATTCCGAACAAAATAGCTGTTACAGACATTTATAAAAAGTGGCAGGAATATTGTGAAAAAGAAATAGATAAAGATAAAATTGATAATTATGACTATGAAGGTGGATATATAAATACAAGCTTAGGTGCAGAACTTGTAAATAGTGATTGGAGTGACTATGAAAACTATATTGTTACATTTACCTGCGAAGAAGATGAAGAACTAAATGTAGAGTTCATGATTACTCGATGGAAGAAGTATGATAAAGAATTTAGATTAGAATGGAAAAAGACAAGTGATCTAAAATCATTAAGATACTTAAAGAAGTTTGATATGTATATGATGAATATAAATCAAACATATTCAAAAATAGAACTAGATGAAGAATATAGTAACGATGAAGTGTTTATTGAATATCAAGAATAAAAAAGTTGTTCAAATCTTGATTTTAAAAGAATGCTAATAAATTAATATAAAAAACAATGAAATAAAGGAGAATAAATAATTATGAAAAATTATGCGTGTGAAAAATGTGGAAGTATGGATTTGTTTATAAAGTCAAATGGAAGTCAAACAGGATTATATTGTAATGTCTGTGGTAAATGGATTAAGTGGGTTAGTAAATCAGAATTACCTTTGGTTGAAAAGTTTATAGAAGAACAAAAGAAAGATATTTCCATTGCTTATTCAACTAATATACAAATGATAGCTAAATATCCTGAGATGCAATTAGATGAACTATTTACAAATTGGAGTCAAGATGTTAATCCTTATGCATTTGAAGAAGAAATAGTTGAAAGATTTATAGAATGGATGAAAAGACAATAAATAAATTATTAATAAATTAAAATAAATAATATAATTTAAAGGGGATATATAAAATGAGTAGATGTGCAGAATTTAAAGATTTAATAGGAAAGATATTAACTAATATTGAAGTTTCAAAAGAAAAAGATGAAATGATGTTTTATACTAATGAGGGTATTACATATAAAATGTATCATTGGCAAGATTGTTGTGAAAGTGTAACTATAGATGATATAAATGGGAATTTAGACGATTTAATTGGAACACCTATAGAAATGGCTGAAGAATCAACTAGTTTAGATAATCCTAAAGATGAAGAATGGAATGAAAGTTTTACATGGACATTTTATAAATTAGCTACTGTCAAAGGATATGTTGATATTAAATGGTATGGTGAGTCAAATGGATATTATTCTGAAGGTGTAGACTTTGAATTATTAGAAGAAGGAGAAATGTAATTATGAAAAATTATAAAGTAGAAAAAGATTTTATTGTAGATGGTTTTAGATGCGTTATTTTAGGTATTTATATGGGGCATAGATGTGGTTACATAGCAATTCCAAAAGGACATAAATTATATGGTAAAGATTATGATGAGATTGATATTTCTGTACATGGTGGTTTAACTTATGCTGAATACTCAGAGAATAGTTATCCAGTAGAATGCGAAGAACCTGTTTATTGGATAGGATTTGATTGTGCTCATGCTGGTGATGGTAAAGACTTCGAATTAATTAAATCTTTTTTGGGAAAAAATGATGATGTACAAATGATATTAGATATCGAAGCAATATATCCTATGCGTGGGATAATTAGAACTTTAGAATATGTTGAAAATGAATTAATTGATGTTGTAAGACAATTAAAGGAAGGTGAATTTTAATGTTTTATACATATGACCAAAATAATAGTGGTGGATATTTTATAGAAAATGAGAATGTAAGAGAATATTTAATTATTGAGGCAGACAACGTTCATGAAGCAAATAGTAAAATGTTTGATATAACTGAAGATTATAGTGAATTTTGTGAATGTTGTGGTGCTAGATGGGATGTTATTTATGGAAGTGATAGTGAAGGAAAAGAAGAACCAATGATTTATAGTACACCCGTAGATGAAGTAGAAAAAGAAATGTTTAGAAATAGTTGCATTATTTATTATAAAAACGGAGATAAAAGAATAGTTGAATTTAAAGAAAGCGAAGATAAATGATTAACTTAAAATAATGTTTTTAAAAGGAAATTAATAAATACGAAGGAGAAATATAAAGTATATGATTTATAAAGTATGTTACACATGTAACGAGAAGATACCTGCTACAGCAGAATATTTTGATAGAAATAAAAATTGTAAAGATGGTTTAAGCCCAAACTGTAAAAAATGTACAAAAGAATATAATGCTAAAAGATATCAAGAAAAGAAGGATAAAATAAAAGCACAAACCAAAGAATATTATAAAAGTAATAAAGAAAAAATTAAACCATTTTTCAAAGAAAATAAGCGAAGATATTACGAAAAAAATATAGAAGAATATAAATTAGAGTCTATTAAATGGAGAGAAGAACATACAGAATATTTCAGAGAATATCATAAAAATTATCGCATGGAAAATCCTGATAAATGGGATGTGATAGTAAAAAGAAGAAAAGATAGAGTAGATAATCTGCCATATACTTTAACAGAGGAACAATGGGAATACATAAAGAATAAATTTGATAATAAATGTTGTTATTGTGGCGAAGACTTACCAATAACACACGATCATTTCATTCCAGTTATAAAAGGTGGAGGATACACTTTAGATAATATAGTTCCAGCATGTAAAAGATGTAATTCTAAGAAACATGACGGAGACTTTTTAGAATGGTATCCAAAACAAGATTTTTATAGTAAAGAAAGAGTAGATATTTTATTAAATCATTTAGAGAATATTGAACTTGAATGGGACAAAAATAATATAAATGAAATATGATGACAAATTAAAGGGAGTTGAAATAAAAAATGATGAATAAATTATATTTTGATAATAGTCTTGATATGCCAAATATGAACAAGCTTATTATATTAGCAAAAGCTATTTCAGATCAAGGTTATGAAATCAATGAGATAAAAAGTACCCAAGATTATAATGTAAATATGTCTTTTTTCAGAGATGATTTTGATGGAATAGTCTCTTATGAGAATGGTGGAAATTTAACATTACAATTATCAGATAATGAAGAATGTATTAAATTATTTACATTAATTAAGAATAAAATAGTGGATCTAAAATAATATTTTAAATTAATAAGGGAAGTGAATTAAATGTGGTGGGAATATTTCTTAGCTTGGTTCATAGGGTTTGTTATGGGTGGTATAGTATGGTTTGAAATATATTATAGAGTAAAAAATAAAGAGGAGAAGTGATAATTAATGTTTGAGAATAAAAGAATACCAAACCCAAAGTTACATTTTAAACTAGAATTTGATATTAAAACAGATGAAGATAATTTACTTAATGTACTAGAGAAGATACAGAAGATTATTAATGAAGAATTTAATAAAGTTAATTTAGTAGCAGAAGTAATGCCAACTATAACTAAGTTAGATATACCTATAAGACAATAATATAATGGGAGAAAAATTAGGAGGAATAAAGAAATGAAAATTAAATACAAATTAGATTATATAATAGATGCAATATTAGATATTAATGAAAACGACTTAACAGAAGAAGCGTTAACTGCAATTAAGAATAGAGAACCTTTTGTAACTGATAAAGATAGAGAAGATCTAATTGAAGGTTTAGCATTTAAGATGGGGATTAAGCCTAGTGAAATTAAAATCGAAAATGAAGATATTAGAGTTATAGAAGAAGTTGAGGAGGAGAAATAATGTATTATGAATATTTAAAATATGTACTAGAACATAAGAAAAATGTATTTATTGAATGTATGATTGTAAGTAAAGGATACTGGAATGAAAAATATGATAAAAGTAATAATAGGAGAATAGCTAGGGAACTATTTGTCCATGCTTTTACACATGATTTAAGTAAATTTAGTTCTAAGGAATTTAAGCCTTATGCTTGGAAGTTCTATGGTGGAAAACAAGCTTCAAGAAAATTATTAGAATTAACTGGAATGAGTGATAAGTGTATTTCACAAGAAGATGTAGAAGAACAGTTTAATAAAGCATGGGAACATCATTATAAATCTAACTCTCATCATCCTGAGCAGTGGGAATTATTAAACATGCCTATGAAATATATAAGACAGATGGTCGTTGATTTAAAGGCTATGTCTAGAAAATTTGGTGGAACTGCCCAAGAATACTATCTACAGAATTATTATAAGTGGGATATGACTCATGAAACTAGACATAGAGTAGAAATAGGATTAGATTTAATAAAAGAATATAATGACCCTATTTGTGAATGTAATGAAGAGTATTATATGAACATAGATGAACTAATAAAACAAAGTGAAGAACATTTAGAAAGAACAGGAAGTATTTATAAAGAAAATGTAAAAGATAATATAAATGACTTTTTAAAACATGCTTGTGAGGAGTATGGTATAGATATTTATGATTTAGTGAAAGGAGCTAAGAGATAATATGACTACGCTGATATGTAAAGAAACAATCGAAGCCGAACCAACTGACGATATAATTTTCACAAAGGATAGGCATTATAAAATGCACTACGTAGAAAATAGATGGACTAAAATAAAAGGGTTTATAGGCTATACTTTTGACGATGAAAAATTAAAAAGATGGATGAGTGAAGATTTTAAAGAGAAATATTTCGAAGAATCATATTTATTATAAATAAAGAATGAGGCTATAAGACACTTTACAGACTTGGACAAGCAAGTAAAATATTAGTTTTATTTGGTTATTAATAAATTATATTAAACGAATAATGTAAAGGAAGTGAAAAAGTGAATGTATTAAGTTTGTTTAATGGAATAAGTTGTGGAAGAGTAGTATTAGAAAAAGCACAGATTGAAGTAGATAATTATTATTCAAGTGAGATTGATAAAGATGCAATGTTAATAGCTGATAAAAATTATCCACAAGATGTTAAAAATAAATTAGGAGACGTTACTGAGTGGAAAAATTGGAACTTGCCCAAAATTGATTTAATATTAGCAGGAAGTCCATGTCAAGGATTTTCAAGAATAGGGAATGGATTGAATTTTGAACATAAACAAAGTAAATTATTTTTTGAATTTATTAATATCTTGAATTGGATAAAAGAAAATAATAATCCCAATGTTAAATTTTTATTAGAGAATGTGAAAATGAAACAAGAATGGATTGAGGTAATTAATGACTACATAGGAATTAAAGGTAAGCTTATAAATTCAAATTTATTTTCAGCACAAAATAGAGAGCGTTATTATTGGACAAACATAGAATACATACAAAATATAAATGATAAAGAAATATACATAGATGATATTATAGAGAAGCAAAAGGTTGAGGAAGGACATTATTGCAAAGAGCATCAATTATTACATGCTGATGTTTGTAGAGAAGTCTCATGTAAATGGTCAAAAGGAACTCCTATATATGATTTCTACAATAAGAGTATAAAGTATGGTAAATCAAATACTGTAGTTCCTCATTGCTTTAGAAGAGATAGATCAGCACCAAATATAATTAAAGATGATTACGGATTAAGAAGATTCACAGAAATTGAGTGTGAAAGGCTACAAGGATTACCAGACAATTACACAAATGTAAAAGGGGTTTCATGTGGTAATAGATATAAAGCCATAGGGAACGGATGGAATATTGATACAATTGTACATATTATTAAAGAATTAAAAATAAATTAAATACATAAAAAGAAAGGAAGTTAAAAGAATGGAAAAGAAAAAGTATTTTGAATTATTTGCAGGAACAGGAATTGGAGGTATTGCGTTAGATAATATAGGTTGTGAAAATATAGGATATTCTGAATTTGATAAGTTTGCAATTAAAAACTATAAAGCTAATTTCCCTAATAGAATTAATTATGGAGATATTACAAAAATTAACGAAAAAGAATTGCCAAATTTTGATATTTTAATTGGTGGATCACCTTGTACTCAAGTTTCTATGATGTCTAAAACATGGTCGGAAGATAACAAAGTTAAGGGTTTAAAAGGTGAAGAAAGTTGCTTGTTCTTTGATTACATGAGAATATTAAATGAAAAATTACCTAGCTGGTTCATATTTGAAAATGTTAGAAATTTATCTAGTAGTAATAATGGAGAAGATTTTAAGGTAGTTATAGAAATGATGCAAGAAAATTATAATATAAAATATCAATTAATAAATACATCAGAATTTGGAATTCCACATTCAAGAAGAAGATGGTATATAATAGGTCAAAGAAAAGACTTAGGTGAATTTAATTTTGAATTTCCAAAGCCAGTAGAACTAAAATTAACAATGCAAGATTTATTAGAACCTAGTGTTGATGATAAATATTATTTAACTCAAAAAATGTATGATTGTATAATGAGTCCCGGAACAAAAGGTTGGATTAGTGGCAAGATGGAGATTAATTTACCTATAGCTAGAACGTTGACTTCAACAATGCACAAGATGCATAGAGCTGATACTGATAATTACATATCTACAGAATACAAACCAGTAAACAAAACTAATGTTAGAAGGTTAACTCCTATAGAATGCTTAAAACTTCAAGGATTACCTGATACATATAGAATAGTTATTAGTGACACACAAGCATATAGAATGATGGGTAATGCTATGAGTTTAAACGTAGTACAAGCAATTGCAGATAAATTAAAAGAATACATAGAAAATAATTTCAACTAAGGAGAAAATATATGGAAATAAATATAGTAAGTTTATTCGATGGACACAGTACAGGAAGATTAGTATGCCAAAGAGCAGGAATTGATGTGGATAAGTATTATGCAAGTGAGATTGATGAAAATGCAATACATATTAGTAAAAATAACTTTGACGATATAATTAGATTAGGTGATATAACTAAAATAGATAAAGAATTAATACAAAGTTTACCCAAGATTGATTTACTTATTGGAGGTTCACCTTGTCAGGGGTTTTCAAAAAATGGGTTATGTTTAAATTTTGAAGATATTAGAAGTAAATTATTTTTTGATTATGTAAGAGTTTTAGATTTAATTAGAAAATATAATAATCCTAATGTGCAATTTCTACTTGAAAATGTTGAAATGAAAAAAGAATGGAGGGACGTTATAAGTGATTATTTAAAATGTGAATATACATTGATTAATAGTAAACTTATTTCAGCACAAAACCGACCACGTTTATATTGGACAAGTACATATATAGAACCGCCAAAAGATAAACGAATTAAATTATTAGACATATTAGAAAAAGTTGATACAAGCAATTACATAAAATATAAAGGATTATTAATAGATCCTAACATAAGTGAGAAATGCTATAATTTAATAGATGTTGTTAATGGTGAGGTAAGAATAAGGCAAGCTACTAAGCAAGGGTATATTGTGGCAGAGAATGGAGATGGAGTTAATCTTCAGTTCCCAACAAGTAAGACAAGACGTGGACGAGTTATAAAAGACAAATCAAACACCTTAGATTGTAGTTGTGATATATGTGTTTATTATGATGGCATAGTCAGAAAGTTTACTATTACCGAGTTAGAACGACTTCAGACATTACCAGATGGATATACATATGGATTAAGTGATAAAGCTAGAATAAAAGCTATTGGCAATGGTTGGACTGCTGATGCTATAGTAGATATATTGAAACAATATAAATTTTAGTAAAAACAAGAATGAGTCTATGACTGGGTTGTAGCAATTGAATTTCCAATTAAAAAATGTATTTTATTTGGAAATTGATAAATTATATAAAATGATAGAGGAGAAAAATAAAAATGAATGTATTAATATTTGACAAAGAAAATAAACAACAAGATTTTCAATATATAGCTAGAAATATAGAAACTGGTGAATTAGAAATAGGATATGTTGCAGTTGAAAAACCTTGGTATACAATGGAAGATCAATGGACTTACTATTTGATTAAAAATACATATGGTAGTAGAGGTATTTGTGGAGGAGCAACTGATTTAGGATTTAGTAAAGTTATTATTGATGAAGATACTATTAAACCATATAATCAAGTAGCAGAAATAGAATGGAATAAAGAACATGGTATGTCCACTAAGCTTGTAGATAAATATGCAGTGTTTATAGATGAAGAAGAAAAAGAAATAGCTTTTATAGATATTGATGACTCTATTCCATATGAATTATGGAATAATTAAAATTAGAGAATATAGTGTAGATAACTAAGTAGTATTTATAGTATTTTATATAACACTTTACTATAAGAATAAAACTATAATAACTTGATATATTGTTGTATATTTTATAGTAATTATAGCAAACTATATGTAGATATTAATCGAAGTATAGGAGTGTATATGGAAATATGGAAGTAGTAAAGGTAAGAACAGAAGATGATAAAGAGAGATATTTTGTAGCAGACGATGATGGGCTACCCATAGAATCAATATTGAAGTTTATAAGATTTAAAGATAATACTAATTTCGCAAGAAATACTTTGAGAATGTATTGTCAACATTTGAAGTTATACTTTGAGTATTTAGAACAAAGAGATTTAGACTTTCAAAAGGTAACTATTGATGATTTAGCTTTGTTTGTTAATTGGTTACAAAATCCTTATAAGAGTTTAAAGGTAATACCAACTAATAAAGTAGATTCAGCAAGAAGTCCAAGAACCATAAATATCGTGGTAAATACAGTTTTAGCTTTCTATGATTATATTTTAAGACATGAGGAATATAGCAATAATATTTCAGAGAGACTTAAAAAGTTTGTATCTACTCCAAGTAGAAATTTTAAAGGATTCTTATATGGAATTGCTCATGAACAAAAGAAAGTTACAAGCAATATATTAAGGCTTAAAGTTCCAAAGTCTAAACCTAAAACATTAACTAAGGAAGAAATAACAATACTCATAAACACTTGTAATAATTTTAGAGATAAATTTTTATTAAACTTGCTTTATGAAACTGGCATACGCATCGGCGAAGCCTTGTCATTATGGATTGAAGACTTTGATATTAGTAATATGATAATTGACCTTAAAGACCGTGGTGAGCTTGAGAATAATGCTGAAATAAAAACAGTATCAAGTCCAAGAAGAATTGATATATATCAAAATTTGGCTGATATGTTTATGGAATATATAGCTGAATATCATACAGAAGAAGTTGAAACTAATCATGTATTTATAAAAATAAGTGGTGAAATAACTAAGACAGGAATAGCACAACTTAAAATTCCAATAAGAGACAAAATTGCTGAAATGGTTCAAAGGTCTATTGATAAAGCTAAGGAATTAAGTACAGAAGTAAATAATCCTAATAAGTATTTATTTAATATTTATGAAGGAAAATTAAGAGGAACTCCAATAAATAAAAGAACTTTTGTAGATTGTATTAAAAGACTAATTGAACAAAAAGATATTAGAAATGCTAATGGAGAGTTATATCATTTTAAACTTCATTCATTACGTCATACAAGAGCTAAAGAATATGTTGAACAAGGTATTGGGATTAGTATTATACAACAAATTTTAGGTCATAGAAGCCTTCAAATGACAGTTCATTATGCGACTGTTAGTGAAAATATTCTTTACGAAAAATGGAAGGATACTGAGGACTTAGAACTTTTCAAAGTTGATACCAAAACTAACGACCTTGAAAAGATAGATTTAACTTCTGATACTGGCGAGAATTTGATTAGATATGAATATGTTAAAAAGAATTTAGATGCAGTTAGAGTTCCTTTTGGAGTATGTTTTAAGCCTTCCAAATTACCTTGTAAGCAACAAATGAATCATTGCTTAACTTGTGCAAGTTTCTGTACTACAACTGAAAATATTCCCGAATATGAAGAAGAAATAGACAAGGTTAAAACCCAAATAGAAACTAGTAATAAGTTTGGTAGAGAACTTTGGGCTGAAAAGAATCAACAATATTTAGATATGTTAGAAAAGACATTAGAAAAAGTTAGACAATATAAATTAGTTCACAAGAATGGTAAGTCAAGGGAGGAATCTTAAGATGGTTGGAAGCACAAAAGGTTTAAATGAGTATGCTAAAAATAAAAGTAAAATAACATTAGAAAAAGTAGATAAAGCCATCCGAGAGCTGTCGCTTGGCGAACAGAAAATTAACTTTAATAGTGTTTGTAATCTAAGTGGTGTATCTAAAACTTTTATGTACAATAATGCTGAAATTAAGAAAAGAATTGAAGAACTTAGAGATAAACAAACTGAAAAAGTTATAAAGCAAAGACTTAAATATGATAAAACTGATAAATCGAAAAATATTATTATAATGGCTAAGGATAAAAAGATTAAAGAATTGCAAGAAGAAAATAGAAAGCTCAAAGAACAATTAGAAGTTCTTAGAGGGAAATTATATGAAAAGTTATAGACTACATTGTTTATATGTAGTCTATGTATAAACTGCCATGACAAGTGGCTTTAAATACCTTGTACACGAGATATATTAGAAAGGGTGAAGTAAGATGGATAATAAATTTCCAATACTCGGTTCAAAACCGAAAGAGTATATACCATTAGATATAATAAAACTACATGAAAAACAAGCAATTAGAAATCATAGTCAAACATTAAAAAGGTTAACAGAACGTGGTGGACTAGGTTGGATTGAAGCTTTGTGTGTTTTAGAAGATAGAGAATATGATTTTCATATTAAACTAACCGAAAAGTCTGCAAGAACTAAAGTATTAGAAATTATTAATTTATTAAATTGTGAGGTGTAATGTTATGGAATTTGATAATATAGATGAGTTATTTGAACATATAAAACAAGAATGTCAAAAGAGTCTAGACGATATAACTCAAAAATATAAATTAAACACTGACGATGAAGAAAAATTGGATTTATTGATTAAGGAAATTATGAGTGATAATACATACGAAAATAAAGTATATCGTGATTATTGTATAGTATTTAATGAAAATGAAGATGTAGATACTATAAGAATTAAAGTAGAACAAAAAGACAGACCTAACGGAGCAGATGATGATGATGCAATTAGAGAGTATATATTAAATAATTATGGCTACAGAGATTATGAAATCATTGAAATTAATATGTTAGACAAAGTAACATTATAAATGTTTGACTTTTAATATATGTATTTTATTGAAATATTAAAGGAGGAAAAGTTAATGAAAGAAAGATTAAAAGAAATTGTTAGTTATTTAGATTGTGATGTGTATTGGAAACAGTGTAATTTTCTTGATGAAGATACTTTAGAAAATGGTAAGGTTGAATTCTATAGTAGAGATGAATGTAAAAATATTTCATTTAGAGAATTATTATTGTGGTATTTACCAAGGTTAGGTTATTGGCAAGATGCTCCTGATTGTAGTGAATGTAATGATGACTGTTCAAAATGTGAAGAAGGTGTTCGTGATAGAGAAGTAAAACAAAAACATAATGAATTGTTTCTTGAACTAATAGATATTTATGTGTTTTATAATTCTAACGATTGTACTAAGTACAATGAATTAAAAAATAAGTTAAATGATTTTATTAATGGAGGTAAAAATTGTGATTAATGTAGAAACGTTTTTGATAGATAGTAATTTAGAAATTGGTACATATGCTTTAGTAACCTATAATGATAAAACTGAAGCAACTTGGTTTTCTAGGCATGATTATGAGGGTAGAGATTGGTTCTTAGAGTCTCCTTGTGAATTATACAAAATTACAGAAGTTGATAAACCAGTTGAAGAGTTTGCAAAAGAATATATTGAAGGATTACTAGAAGATGATGCAGATGAACAGGAATATATTAATAAGTGGGTATTACCTATGATAATAGATAATGTATTGTACGAGATTGAAAATTTTCAATGTTCACCTTATTTACCTGAAGAAGTTGATGATATTAAATTAATTACTGAACAAGAGTGTTTGGAACATCTGCTAAAGCTTAAAAATGAAAAGTAATAATAAGGCTATAACTAGGTTGTAACCTATACATAACCACATAAAAGATGTCTTTTATTGGAAGTTGATAAATTAATATAAATAAGTGTTGACATATATAAATTATGGTAGTAAACTAATCATATACCAACCAATTAAACAAATTAATAGAAAAGGAGAAATAAAAATGTATAATTATAGTTTGGATTTTAGAATAACAGGTCAAGAGGCTAGAAAAGATATTCAAAGAGATGGACTTAAATCAGAAAAAGAGTATTCCTTTGATGAATGGAAGGCTATTGTTAAGGAAGCGATTGAATCTATTGAAGAAAATGAAATGCAGTATATCACAACTAATGTAATATTAAGAAAGGTTATAGAATTGCATAATGATTTTAAGCCTATAGATTGGAACGCTAGTATTTTTATTGAAATGGAAGAAAATAATGAAGGAGAAATGTAAAATGTGTGAAGAATTTAAATTAACAAAATGGTCAGAGGAATTAATTAAAAACAGACTAAAACATCAATGTAAACTAAATGATAATGCACAATTAAATACAATAATAAGTGTAGTAAATGATATTGTAAAAAACAGAAATCTCTATCACTCTGAAAAAGACTTTCCTAAAAATAGTGACGAATTAGGAAAATTGTGGTTGTCAGGATATACAAATGGATTAAAGGTAGGTGATAGAGTTCAATTTAAATACATACTAAATGTTGATGGAGCTGAAGATGAAGATATTAAAATGCTAAGAAGCTGTCAAGATGAATTCGCTATCATAACAGGATTTAAAAATAGAATTAAGGGTGAACTAGCAAAACATGTAACAGTAGATTTTGCTAATGAAGAACTAGTTGAATTAAATGATTATCTATTCTTACCTATGCAATTCATTAAAGTAACAAGAGGACTAAGAGCCAAAGCAAATATTATTGATGAAGTTTGTGACATAGACAAGATACAAGTGAAAGAAGTTTTGAGTAAATTTGATAAAACTAATGAAAATAATATCTATTTAACTCAAAAAGAAAGAAATGTTATAAGATGTGATATTGAAAGAACACTACATAGTTTTGAGAATCAAGTAGATAGTTGTCTTAGAGATAATGAATTACAATTAGCCAAAGTTAATCATAATGTAGTAGATACTGCTAGAGGTATTTTAGATAAACTTCAATTTGCTGACTATGAGGACTTAGAAAATAGTAAATATTATCTTACTATAGATTTAGATAGACAAGGCGAGAATAAGGCTATATTATTTCATCAATATGAAAATAAATTAAAGATAGACAAATTTATTGATTTTTATGAAAGAGATTTCACTAAAATTGCAAAAAAGCTAATAAATGAAATTAAACCATACAAAAATGGAAAGATAATAATTCCTAATGTTGTATTTGGACAAAATTTAATAGATTTTATAAAAGCTGAAGGATTTGAAGATATTATAGAATTGGATTTAAAAGATTTAAACAAATGTAATATATATAATTTAGAATTATTCAATGATAAAAATAAAATATATAATCTATCAGATGTAAATATAGGAGGAAATGAATATCATACTGGGTTTATTAGATTAAAGAAGCAATTGGACAACCTAGTAATAAAGACAAATACTGAGGGTAGTTCTAGTAGATTTGATATGAAAGATAAAGATATAGATAAGTATTGGATTATATGTGTTTTTTATACATTATATAAATTAGGTTACAAATTATAAAATAAATTAATAGAACAAATAAAAAGGAGAGATAATAACATGAAAAAAGAATTAGTATTAAAAGAATGGCAAGCTGACATCATAAAGGATAAATCAAAAATTATTATGGTTAATACAAGTCGTGGAGGTAGTAAAACTTTTATATTAGCTAATAAAGTAATATATGAAAAGCCTAAAACAGTTTTATACATAAGTGATTATGCAAAACAATTAAATGTTCTAAAAGAAAATTTTGAAGAAATATTCCATTCAGATGAAACTATATGGAGAACTATTAAAGATTACAATTTTAGTCCAGATGAATTATTTATAAAGTTCATAACTGGTGAAACAGTAACAGTGTACAATAAGAATTTTGTAACAGACGAAGATGTAGAAATAGATATGGCATTGTTTGATAATGGATTACCACAATTAGACATTAAGGCTAAAAAGTATATATCTGTATTTACTATCAATTATCCTATAATGAATCTATTTAATAATAGAGGAGATATAAGTTATTATGCAGTAGGATTAGTACATTTAGAACGTGGATTGTTTACAAGAGAAAGAATAGAAGGATTAAAAAATGAACTTTCACCATTGGCTTTTATGAAAGATATTGATGTCTGTAATGACTATAATATTCTAGAAAAAGAATGGAAATCATTAGATGAATTTAAGAATGTAGAAGATAAACCAATAAGAGGATTAAGAGCAGGGAAATTCATAGAAGAATCTTGCAACATAAATAATGAAGATATTCAACATAATATTAATAAAATTGATTTTAAAAGTGAAATATTAAAAGAGAAACAAATAATAAATAAAGCAGTAGAAGAATATAATTCGGTTATACTAGATAATCTTGATAACATAGAATATCTATTTAAAGATTATCATAAACCAGTCGAAATAAGCTATGATAACGAAGGATATTTAGAATTAAAAATTATTTTAAAAAATAACAACAATGAATCAAATTACGATTTTAGACACATAAGAAACAGTGGTTATGAAAATATAATAAATGATACAAAAAATAAATTAAAAGGGTTTATTACTAGAATTATAGTAGCTAAAAATATAGAAATATAAAGGAGAATGATTATGACATTAGATAAATGTTTTAGGAAAGAATTATGGAGGGTCATAGAAGAATCAAAAAAAGGTACTAATTTTAATTCACAAAAGCAATTCGATAATCTACATACTATCTTAAAGAAAAATTATTCAATAGATGATATTGAAATGTTATTACAAGAATTTAATTGTGTAGTTAATGAGTATATTGGTAGTAAAGAATTTAAAGAACTATTTAAAGTAAATGGTGGATTTATTCAAGAGTCAAAAGATGCAGTATATTTAGATTTTGCAAGCTGGTTAGTTGGACAAGGTATAGAAATATATGACAGATTCTTTAAAAAAGGTAATGAAGTGGTAGTAGATTATATAAGAGATAATAAAATTAATAGTGAGAACTATGAATATGAGTGTTTAATGTATGCGTTCTTTAATATGAATGCTTAATATGACCATGGGGAGTTTCGGCTTCCCTTAAATTTGAAAATAAATTAAATTGATATAGATTGTGAACAAATTAATATAAGAAAGAAAGTGGAATATATGAGGAAAGTGTTTTTAGATGATTTGCCTAAATGGGAAAAACATAAAGGAAAAGGAGGAGGGAGAGATGGAACTATTAATTGGCTAAAATCTATTGGTTATAAAATAAGATTTGTATATAATAATATTAAGGGTATAATTAAAATAATTGACTATATTTCTTCAAAAAGTGAATTAAAGATAGAATATAATAATAAATATTTTTATATAGGAATTGATAAAATTAAAAAATGTCAGTTAGGTAGAATATTAGAAATATACACATCGGAATTTAAAATAGAAATAGGAACAAGATTTCAAGATGATAAAAGAGATATTGTAATTACAACAAGAGCAAAATTTAAAGATAAAAATGGACATTGGAGAAAATATTATAAATATAAATGTTATAAATGTAGATTCGAATGTGGAGAAAATTGGAGTATAAAAGAAAAAATACATAAAGATGAATTATGGATTTTAGAGAGCGATTTGATAAAAGGTACAAATTGTTCATGTTGTGGAGGTAATAGAATAGTAGTCAAAGATATAAATTCAATATATTATACTGATAAATGGATTATTTCATATATAGGTGAGGAATGTGCTAAGATACATAAACACGGTAGTAATGAGAAAGTACAAGTTACTTGTCCTGATTGTGGAAGAGTTAAGGTTAAAAATATGTCTATAGATACTATTTATAATAATCATTCAATAGGATGTTCTTGTGGAGACGGATATAGTTATGGTCATAAATATATCTATAAACTTTTAACCCAATTGAATCAAAAATTCATAGATAACCAAACATTTGATTGGTGTAAGTTTTATAATACATATAAACAAAAAGAAGTAAGTGGAGAATATGATTTTGTTTTAGAAAATATAAATTTAATTATAGAAATGGATGGTGGATTTCATAGAAAAGACAATAATATGTCAGGACAAACCAAAGAAGAATCTAAATTCTTAGATGATGAAAAAGATAGATTAGCTAGTGAATACGGATATAAGGTTGTAAGGATATCTGATGAAGGAGATATAAAACAAAATATATTAGATTCTGATTTAAGCAAATTATTTGATATATCCAATATAGATTGGCTAAAATGTGAAGC